CGCCCTAGTAAAGCGTGGAGCAGATCTCCAACAGGCTTGATCTGTCGACAAGATTGGGAAACCCCCACCACCATAAAGGCGGTCCACGTAGGGGTTTAACCCGTAATTAGTGAGTTTTACGAGCAAATCAGCGTAAGACCTTCTGATCACTCTACTAACCACATCCCTCTTATGTGAACCAAAGGGAATAGGTCTTAATATTGAACTTATGGAAGCTCCCGCCTCTATAAATTCAGGTATTTCACTACAAGAAGGAGATCTAGAAACTGATCGTAGAGGAACAATCAGCCCAAAGCGAACCTTCCGGTTCACTCTATCGAAAGAACCACATTTTTCAACAAAATTGAAGTTCTCACTATCTACTAAATCCTTCCCCTCCGACAGACATCCACCTGTCATGAAAAGCAAACGTGTATATTCTAGGTTAACTGATTCCGGCCAAAAGGCGACCAAGTCATCACCACATTGTGCATGACAACGAGTTACGCGAGTTGTACCGAAACCACCAACCTGGAGTGCCTTATACCAGGATCTTTCCACTAACCAAAGGTTGTACAAATTAAGCAAGAACCAACTGGTAGGTAATCCCATTGAGATACCCCTTACTTGGGTAATGGTAACTCCATCAGGATAATGGATAAGCCCCTCTCCAACACTCAGATACATTAACTTTTCAAGGGTGGTGTTTTTTAGACGAAGGCCTTTCACGAGGCCATCAATTAATGAATTACAGACATCCTTCGGCATGAGATCAGTCGCTTGCGAAAGATCAGCGGATCGAAAGACCCACTTTTCATTCGGAAAACGCCTGTGCAGGCTATCATAACCAGAATCCTTGTTAAGGAAATTCCTGATTATAGATTTCCAACAACCCATCGGATCACCGGTAACAGCTCCCCGACAAGAAATCTCATACTTCAATAGGTCTCTGAGAGATGAACCCACTCCCTGGAGAAGAAACGTATATGCAGCAGCTGACTTGGCCAGCGACCGCACTTTACCGCCATTCTCCTTTACAGAAGTGTATTTCATCTCAGGCGTGTAATCTCCAGACGATATACACGAGTCTAAACAAGCTTCAAGAAGCCACATTTCTCGAAAGAATTGCTTTAAACTACTCTCATCAACTATCCCGAATTCTTCAACCTCGAAAGGTTCAAGAGTTACCCTCAGGAAAGTTCTTCGAGCCCTGGTTCCAGTAAATTCGAAATCCGTTGCATCCTCTCGAAAGAGAGGAACACCGGACACGCTTTTACCTTCCCACTCAACAAGGTCACACAATTCTTCATAATCAAGTTGAAAATCCAACCATAAGGTAAGGACTTCATCAAGTTCACTACACGCACCGCCTGCTTTCCGCGACTTAGAGAAAGACGCACCTGAACAAGGTTTAAAGAAAACACGTTCTTTAAACCTTTTCTTCATCTTATCACCGAACTTCTCACCAAACCTCCGCAACGAAAGAAGAAGGGATTTGTCAGTAATGAAAGCATGGGAAGAAACTTCCCGATGCTTTAACATCGACTGCAAAACCTTCTCTTCTGAAGGGAGAGGGAGGGCCCGTTTAAAGCATGAAAATTGGAAAAGGACTTCGCAACGAGAACGAGAATCCAATTCCTGTACCAGGAGTCGCAGGATCATATTCAACACTACATCAGGTTCAACAATTCGACCAGTTATAGCAAACTCACGGATCTGAGCAGCAACATCTGAGAAGAACTGCAGTCTCTTGTCCCTTGTCCCAGCCCTCGCCGCCAGAAACTTAAGGTAAGATATAAGGAAAACACCGAAGTATCTTCGCTTTATATCCAGAAACTTCCCGAATGCAATATTATATGCATTTATACAGGGTGTAA